CGCAAGTGATGATGAAGCGTTCAAATTGACCGTTTCTCATCAGGAGTCCAAAGATCGGACTCGGCGTATGATTCGCGTTGACAACAGAGTTGTCGCTGCGGACCCTCTTACCTCAGTAAATGAGTATAAGAGTCTGGGTGTCTATATCGTCATCGATGAGCCTGAATATGGCTTTGAAGATGCCGATATAGAAGATATCACGGCAGGGCTATTCGCCCTGGCGGACTCTACTTTTCTTGGCAAAGTGTTGAGTAATCAACATTAACCTTTAGAAAAGGGAGGTTCAGTATGAAGAGTCTACTTTGGAAGTTTGCAGACGACTTAGTCGTTCTGCTTGCTTCATTACTTGGTACGATCATAAGGCTTAAGGTTGAGCGTAATGCAAAACCTACCTTACCATCGCCTAAGTAATTTAGTAGTTGGAGAGATCGCCGAAAGGGGTCTCTCCTATCTCCATACCTTTCCTCTTGTCCGTGTCAATGTTTGTCTCATATCTGTATAGATGTGAGAGCAGTGAGTTGTGGCTGGAAGCTTAACCCCCTAGTAAGGAGGACGCTTGAAAAGCCACGCAAGTGACCTAACTGAGCTTGCAGTATGTATCTATAAAGATGCATCTGCGAAGTGCTCCACTAACAAACCAGACAAGCGTGACATATTAACTTTTGTGTCACGCGTCAAACACGAAGGGTTATCGTTTCTGACGATTACCCTCCCTACTTTTGGTAGTGAGTTTGATCGCTCACTAGCATTAGGTAGGATTGAGCCAACTTTCTTTCGTTCTTTTCGAAAGAAAGGGAAGGTCCCTGCATTTTTGCAAGGTTTCTTCGCTCTAGTGTTTGACCCTGGTACAGGGAGGATTCTTAATGAACCTGAAGTCGCGGCTATTGAAGGAATCAGGCAATGCGCCTATTCTTTCAAAAAGCTTAAACTTCCTTGTGACCCTATTAGGGTTCATAAGGCTTTTGACAAGTTCAAAAAGGATGAGCAGGACCTCAGTGAGCCGTTGGATCCAGGACTTCGCACTTATTTTAATAATATTTGCGATGTGCTTTGGAATAATATTCTATGTATTGGAGATAATTCAATGCATAGTTACATTCCCAAGCATGGCCCTGGATCTACCGCCGAGCGAATTTACGGAAACGCTAAATTCAGCTTTAAACGGTGGCACAGTAGACTCGAACCGTACTTCCCAATGCTTGAATATGCTTTTCCTAATGAAAATGCTTATTTGAGCGAGGAGTTCGATCAAGTTACTACTGTTGATGAAACGGATGAACAACCCGTAAGGGTAATCACCGTTCCAAAAACGCTGAAGGCCCCCAGAATCATCGCTATAGAACCTGTGTGTATGCAATATACACAACAGGCTCTCTCTAAGCATTTAGTACATTGCTTAGAATCTCATAAGTTTACGGCTGGTCATGTGAATTTCACAGATCAGTCGATAAACCAAGAGAAAGCGTTGATCTCATCGTCGAAAGGCCATTTGGCAACAATTGACCTTTCTTCGGCAAGTGATCGAGTACCTCTATCACTTGTGGTTGACATGTTTAAAAGGTTTCCTGATTTTCAGGGCGCCCTTCTAGCATGTCGTTCCATGAGGGCGCAGCTTCCTGAAGGTGATATTTTATCACTTCAGAAATTTGCGTCTATGGGATCTGCTCTGTGCTTTCCTATTGAGTCCATGTACTTCTATACAATCTGTATAGGGGCTCTTTTAGAAAAGCGCAACCTCCCTGTGACATCTCAAAACATTTTTAAAGTGTCTAGAGATGTCTACATCTACGGAGATGATATAATTGTCCCAGTAGATGATGTGGATGT